AAAATCGCTGCCAAGGTTGCGTCGAACACCGCCGTTCGACGCAATTCCAATCTGCAGCGAGACACCCATGGTCAAGCCCACAGCATCAGTACCCGCAAAAGAGCTTTATGAAATCGTCCAGGGCTTCTGGCACCGGGGCGTCTTTGCCGCGACCGGCTTCAAGATCGCGCTCACCGAAGCGGAAGCCAAAAACCTGCTGACCGGCGGCAATGTCCGTCGGATCGCGGCCAACGATGCAACGCCCGTCGACCCCACCGATCCAGCACCTGCTGCAATCGCTCCCGCCCTCGTCACGGCCCCCGCCCCCGCCCCCGTCGCCGAAGCCGTCGCCGCCGCAGTCCCGTCCAAGAAGCGGGCCTGATCATGGCGGGGATGGATCGCAACACCGGGCGTTGGGTCGCGGGGTGGCCTCACGCCTCGCAATCGCTCGCCGATGTGTTGTCGACCCCGCTTGAAACGCGCGTTCTGCGCCGCATGTACGGCGCGGACGATGACACGTTGCAGGACAAGCCGATCAACGCCGACATCATCACGACGGCGATCATGGCGGCAGCCGTTCCCATTGCGCGGTGGGAGCCGCGCGTCGAGTTGGTTCATGTCTCCATCACACGCGCCAACGTGCGCGGCCTGCTGGCACTCGCGATGCGGGTGACGTGGCTGCCGCGCGCGCTGTTTGGCGACCGCACCCCCGCCGTCGATCAGCGCACAGCGAGGACATCATGAGCCGATTTGTCGCCATCGACCTCGCGCAATTGCCACCGATCGACGCCGTGGTGCCGCCGGACGCCGAACTCATCGTCGCGCAGCGAAAGCTGACGCTGCTGGCGCTGATTGCCGACCCGGCCTTGCGTGCCGAGGTCCAAGCCGTGCTGCGGCTGGAAAGCGAGCCGCTGGTCAAGCAGAACGAGGTCGGCGCGATCCGCGAATTGATCCACTTCCAGCGGGTCAACGAAGCGGTTCGCGCAGAGATGCTGGCGACAACGTCGGGTAACAATCTCGACAACATGGTTGCGCGCTTGAACGTCCAGCGGATGCCGGGCGAGAGCGATGCTGAACTGAAGTACCGATACCAACTGAAACCGGAAGCCTTCAGCGTCGCAGGACCCGCCGGTGCGTATGAATTCCACGCCCGCAGCGCGCACCCCGACGTGCTGGACGCTGCCTGCTATGGCCCCGAAAGCGGGCTCGTGACGCCGGGCCAGACGCTGACCGTGATCCTGTCCCGGCTGGGCGACGGTACGCCCTCGCGCGAGATCACCGATGCCGTCTATGCCAGACTTTCCCACGAAGACACGGTGCCCGATACCGACCAGGTGCTCGTGCGCGGCGCAGTCATCACGCCCTATGCCATCCGCTACCGCCTGCAAGTGCGGCCCGGTGCCGACGTGTCGCTGATCGTCAAGCAGGCCCGTGCCCGGCTGACCGCGTACGCTGCCACGGATGACGCCTATGTCGCCGCCGTCGATGCCGGATACGTCGGCACGGAGGCGCAGTTTCGCAACCTGCCTCCCGAGGATGGAGGCATCAATCCGCGCCGGGTCGGCGGTATCATCGCACTGAGCGCGATCGACGGTGCGGCCCATCAGGATCGTATCAACGTGGTGCGCGCGCCTCGCATATCGCCTGCCGCCGAGGTTAATCCAGGCCTCGACGGGGCCGTGTGGTGCACGAGCGTCGCCGTCGAGTACGAGGTGGTCGCATGACCACGATCCCCAAGGTCGAACATCTGCTGCCCGACAATGCCACGCCGCTGGAGCGCGCATTGTCGGCGTCAGATCACCGGATGCTGTCGGTGCCGGTGCGCGTCATCCGCGACGTGTGGAGCCCAGACGATTGCCCGGTCCATCTGCTGCCCTATCTGGCGCAGGCGTGGAGCGTGGACGAGTGGGACCCGAACTGGACCGAGGCGCAGAAACGCCAGGTCATTCGCGACAGCGTGTGGATCCATCAACACAAGGGCACGATCGGCGCATTGAAGCGGGCGGTCGCCCAGCTGGGCCTGCCCGCGCGGGTGTCACGCTGGTTCGAACACGGCGGCGCACCCTACACGTTCCGGCTCTACGTGGCCGTTGCGCCGCTCGCCGAATGGAGCGGTGCCAACTTCACTCGGCTCGTTCGGGTGGCCGTCAATAACAAGGCTCTGCGATCATTCTTGTCTCGCATCGTTGTGACGCGCCGTTTACCGCCGACGCCGGTCTATGTCGGTGCCGCCGTCGTGACACGTGTCTGTTCCCGCCTAATTCTCACGCCCGTTACCGCCATTCGTGCCCCCCGTAGCAGTGTCTACGTTGGAGCCGCCATTGTTACGCGGGTTCGCTCGCGCATCGTTTTGCCATCTGTGGGGACCGCATGACATTCCAATACTCGGCACCGCTGACGATCGCCGGTCAAGCCAAGGTCGCAGCCGACATAGCTAACACGGGCACAATCAACATTACTGCCGTCGCGGTGGGCGATGGGAACGGCGCGCCGATCACGCCAATTGTGACGCAGTCCGGTTGCGTCCGGGAGGTCTGGCGGGGTGCTCCAACGTCCGTCTCGCGCGACCCTAATTATCCCAGCCAGGTGCTGATCCAGGTGTCGGTGCCGTCGAGCGCCGGGCCGTGCACGGTGCGAGAGTTTGCGGTCTACACCGACGATGGCCAGTGCATCATCGTTGGTAATCATCCCAGCAATGACATCGCTGCGCCGAGCCAGGGAGCAATCACCTATCTCGACCTCACCATACCTGTCGTCGTAGATACGGCAGCGACTGTCACGATCCAGATCAACCCGGCCTCGTTGATCCCGCTGTCGCAGCTGCTGCGCGCGCCGTTCATCGGCGTGGACGCCATCGTCAGCGCGCCACCGGCCAACCCCGCACTGGGTGCGACCGTCGTCATCAACGGTGCCCCCACCGGCGCGTTCGTGGGGCTCGAAAATCACCTCGCGCAATGGAACGGATCGGTCTGGCTGTCGTGCATGCCGCCGTTCCGCACCGTCGTCGGCTGCGAGGCTGACGGGCTGTACTATCATCTGACACATGCAGGGTGGGTGGTTTGGGCGGCGAGCGACGCCAACTACGGCCTCGTGCGCTGGTCTGACGTGTGGATCACCGCGCCGGTCACCAAGACCATTCACGGCCCCGGCGCGGATTTCGGCGGGTTGCCCGACGCGTTTGCGTGGCTCGCCCGCCGCCGCATCGCCCCTGGCGGGTTCGTGACATTCCAGATCGCGGCTGGCCGGTGGGCCTACAACGCGACGCAACTGGCGTTCGACCACCAAGACGGCCACCTTGTCCAGATCATCGGCGCGCCGCTGCTGGCCCCGTTCCCGGCAGCGCTTGACGCCTACCAGATCGCCGGATCAAGCGCTGCCCAGCGGGCAGCTGGCGCGATCGCGATCCTGTCTATGATCCGCACGGTGTGGGCGACCGAAATCGTGCTCGCCAACGGCTCTCAGTTCACGGGCCGCTCCAAACTGTCGGCGTTCGGCCAGATCGCGGTCACCTCGGATGGCGTCAACGCCGACAACATCGTGCTGACATCGACCAGCGACGTATCGCTTGTCGATGTTGTCTCGCACGGCGCAGCCTACCGCTGCATCGCGCTCGCCTCGTGCCGCGCCTCGCTCAATTCGGTCGCGGCCACGTGTGGCGGGTCGTTTGGCATCACCGCCGAGCAGGGTGCCGCCATCGAGTATGCCGGGCCGCTGATCGCGGTCGGCCACGCCAGCCACGGCATCCAAGCGTCCGTCAACGCCGTCATCCATCAGGTCGGCACGCTGGCGGTGCTGCGGTCGCGCTGCAACGGTGGCGACGGCGCGATTGCCTATCGCGGCGGCGTCATCGAGGCAGCCCAATTGGCCGCGAACGGCGCGTCTCAATGCCACCAAAACGGCGGCAACGGGTTTTCGGCGCAGTCGGGCGGTCACCTCGTTGCGAGTTCGGCAGCAGCCTCGTCCAATGGCGCATCGGGTTTCCTGGCGTCGGACGGTGGGATCATCGCGGCTTACGGCACGACGGGCGATACGAACGCCACCTACGGCTATCAGGCGAGCGGCGCAGCCCTCATTCAGCGTGGCGGCGGCACCTGCACCGGGGCACTGGCCGCGTCGACGCCGGCTGTTGGCACCACGGGCAACAACAACGCGCTGGTCGCGTAAGGGGCATCCATGAAACTCTACTGCAACCAAACCACCATCGTGGCGACGCACCGCGATGACCAGGCCGTCCCGGCGTCGGCCTACGGCGCGGGCATTGACGTTCTGACGGTCGCCGACGACTACCCGCTGGCACACGTTGGTGCAGTGCGCCCGCCCGCAGACGCGGTGCTGGTCCCGGCGATGGATTTCCTCGCGTTCCTGGCGCTGTTCACGCCCGCCGAGCAGGCAGCCATCGTCGGCTCGCCCGACATTCAGGTCCGGCTGTTCCTGCTGATGGCGTCGGGGTCGTACTACGGCGTGTCGCTGGCCGATCCGCGCGTCATCGGCGCACTCGGGTATCTCGTCACGCTCGGGCTGCTGAGCGCTGCCCGCCGCGACGCCGTGCTCGCCAATCAGGCCCCGTAACCGGAGAGACCCATGGCGCTGCAAAAAGATTTTCTCGCCCGCACCAACGCCGACTGGGCGTGGGACATCCAATTCCAGAGCGGCGGCGCGCCGGTCGATCTGACCGGGGCCGACGTGCGCATGAGCATCGTCGACGGCGCGGGCGCGATCCAGCTTCTGTTGACGCTGGGGCAAGGGCTGGCGCTCGATGGCATCACCGGCACGCTGTCGGGCCGTGTGTCTGCCGCGCAGATGCAGGGGCTGCCCGCCGGGTCGTACCGCCACGACATTCAAATCCGTCGTGCGGGCACCATCATCGTGCCGGTCGAAGGGTCGGTCGGCGTCAGTCAGGGGGTGACGCGTGTCTGAGATCATCATCGTCGATCTGACCCCGCCGCCCGCCGTGACCGTCGTGCCGGGCGATCCCACGTGGGCCGAACGGGCAGCGGCATCAGTGTCGGCTGCCGCTGCTCACGCCGACGCGCTGGCGACAGCAGCAGACCGCACGGCAACGGCGATTGCCGCCGACGCGGTGACGGGTCAGGTCGCGGCCCATGTGGCAGCCGCCGACCCGCACGTCCAGTACCTCACACCGGCGCGCGGCGATGCCCGCTACGACGCGGCGGGAGCCGCAGCAGCGGTGCAAGCTCACGCCGTCAACCGCGCCCATCACGAGGGCACGCAACCTGCCAACACAATCGACGGTCTCGCAGCGGTCGCGACCAGCGGCAGCAAGGCGGATGTCGGGCTCGCCAACGCCGACAATACCAGCGACGCCAACAAGCCGGTCTCGACTGCGCAGGCAGCAGCACTTGCGCTGAAAGCCGATCTCGTCGCCGGAAAGGTCTCCGCCGCGCAATTGCCGTCCTACGTCGACGACGTCGTCGAGGCTGCCAATCTGGCCGCGATCCAGGCGCTGACAGGCGAAAGCGGCAAATTGTACACCGCGCTCGACACGGGCAAAATCTACCGCTGGTCGGGCAGCGTCTACGTCGAGATATCACCGTCGCCGGGATCGACCGATGCGGTGCCGGAAGGGGCGGTCAATCTCTACCATACGTCTGCGCGCGTCACCGACCTGATCGCTGCCGCGCGGGGCGTCTCCGTCCAGGCCTACAGTGCCGCGCTTGCAGGTTGGGCTGGGATCGTCCAGATCGACGGATCAAACAACGTCGCGATTGGGATGGCTCCCACGGGCAACAACCGGCTGGACGTGTTGGGTAACATCCGGTCCACGACCTCTGTGGCTGCTGGCTCATGGGCGATGAACGCGACGGTCGGCGTTTACGTGTCATCGGCGTCGCGTGGGAAGATGCACGCCGGAGTGCTCGCGGCTGGCGGGGCGTACCCGTACGGATTTAGCTCCGGCGACGGCGTGACCATGACCGGCGGGCATGTCTTTTTCAACGTGGACGGCTCCGAGCGGGCGCGCATCACGCCGACCGGGCTTGGCATCGGCGTCGCAGCCCCATCGGCGCTGCTCCACGTTGCTGGAAGCGCGAAGATCGGACGGCAGTTGACGCTCAACAAAAACGATAACGTCACGCCCGATTTTTCGGTGGGGCGCGATTTCGCGAACGCCGACGGCCACAATTTCTACATCTACGACAACGTCGCTGGAACTGCGCGGGTCTACGTCGACGGCTCTGGCAATATCGGGGTCGGCACGACCGCCCCGGCCTGCACCCTCGACGTGAATGGACCGGTCGGCGTTGCGGCTTACACGGTCGCCACCAAGCCAAGCGCGGCGCTGCGCGATGCGATGATGATCTACATCACCAACCCGTCGTCAGGCTCGCCCCGCCCCTACTGGTCGCGGGCCTCGAATTGGTATGACGCCGCTGGAAACCTTTTGGCCTAAACCGGGTATCATATGACCATCACCGAACGCCTGATCGACCACCGCATCTTAATCGTGCTCGACCCCGCCACGGGCACGCTGATCGGCGCGCACGAGGACCGGCTGACCGAAATCCTCAACGGCGATCAACGCATTGGCGTATCGCCATCGAACGGCGTGCCGCTCAATCCGATATCGCTGGCAGCTGCCCTCCCAACGCAGGCCACTCTGATGGCGCAGGTCCAGGCGCTGACGGCGCAGTTTGTGGCCGCACAGACCGCGACCATGGAGGCCGTCGCCGCACGCGATGCGGCGCTGGAACGTGTCGCCGCGCTGGAGATTGCTGCCGAGGCTGCCACGGCGGCGCGGGTTGGCGAGGTCACGAACTACCAGATACGCGCCGCACTGATCGGGGACGGCCTGTTCGACGCCGTCAACACCTACATGCTGTCGCTGCCCCCCGCCGACCTCGCCCGCCAGGGCTGGGAGTACGGCAACACGTTCCTGCGCTCATCTGATTTTGTCGTCAGCCTCACGCCACTGCTCGCCCAGCTGCTCGCCATCACCATCGAACAGGCATCAGCCAAGCTCGACGCGCTGTTTGCGTCGGCGAGTGCGGTCACTGGGTGATCGCTTGCGGGGGCATCTGCACCCGTAAACGCAAATCAGCCCTCGGGATACACCGGATCAAACGCCGGTCCACATCCTGAGGGCATTTTCATGAGCGAAGTTTTCCACCATGGCGCGCGCGTCCTAGAGCGCGATATCGCCTACCGCCCGATCCAGACCACGGACACGTCCACCATCGGCCTGCTCTACACCGCGCCCGATGCTGACCCCGACCTGTTCCCGCTCAATCGCCCGCAGCTGTTTCTCGGCGACCGCGATGTGACGGCGCAGCTCGGCTCGGCTGGCACCGGCAAGGACGCCTTCGACGGCATCTACGATCAGGGCGTCGCGCCTGCTATCGTTGGCATTCGCGTTGTGCAGGCTCTGACCATTGAAGAGCAGCTCACCAACTTCATGGGCGACTATTCGTTGCGGTCTGGCGTTCATGCGCTGATGGCAGCCCGCAACACCGTCTTCAAAATTCCTAAAATTCTGATCGCGCCCGGTTGGACGCAACAGCGCGTCGTCGGTGGCATCACCCAGATCGTCGTTGGCGTGGGCGGCGCTGGTTACACGCTCGCCAACACCCGCATCGTGATCGACGGCAACGGCTATGGCGGCGGCGCAAAGGCTATTCCCGTCATTCGTTCCGGCGTCATCGTCGGCATTCAGATGCTCAATTCGGGCATCGGCTACTCCGAGCAGCATCTTGAAATCAGCATCGTCGGCGATGGCGTCAACGCGACCATCAGCGGTCGCCAGATCGGCAACGCGGCCAACCCCGTCGTCGCCGAACTCGGCGGCATTGCCAACCGGCTGCGCTCCACCATCATCGCCGATTGCCCCAACGCCACGGCAGAGCAGTCCGTTGCCTACCGCAACGACTGGAACTCGCGCCGCATCTATTGCGTCGACAACCACCCGCTGGTCGGTGCCGAGGCCGTGTCGCAGCCAGCGTCCGCCCGCGTCGCCGGTCTGCTTGCTAAGGTCGATAACACCGACGGCTTCTGGTTCAGCCCTTCCAACCGCGTCATTGAGGGGATCGTCGGCACGTCCCGCCCCATCGACGACAGCGGCGTTGGTGGCGAGAGCGACTATCTCAACGAGCGCGACGTGGCGACCATCGTGCATCGCGGTTCGGGCTACAAGCTGTGGGGCAACCACGCGGCAACGAGCGACCCGCTGTGGAAGATGTTCACGTCGGGCCGGATCGTGGATACGATCTACGACAGTCTCGAAAAGACGATTGACGACATCTACCCAGGTCGCCCCCTGAACCTGCAGTTTTATGAAGGCGTGGCCGATAGCGTCAACGAGAAGCTGCGCTACTACAAGGCAATCGGTGCGATCCTCGGCGGCAAAATCTGGGTCGATCCGGCCAAGAACCCGCCCGGTCAACTCGTTCTCGGTAAGCCGAAGTTCAACATGGACATCGAGCCGGTGGGTGTCGCCGAAGACATCCAGATCGAGGCACAGCGCGAGCCCGGTTACTACAAAGACCTCATCGATCAGGTCGTGCTCAACCTGACCGCTTAAGCGGTCAGGCCTGACCGGCGCGCCGGTCGCAATCCTTTCTTTTCGGCTTTGATAGGTGGAGGCGCAGATGCGCAACATTCTCGGCGACTACCAGTTGTTCCAAGAGGGCTTCGGCCTCGTAGCCCTCGTCGAAGAAGTGACGCTGCCCGAACTCAAGTGGAAGGCTGAAGACTACACGGGCGGCGGGCTGATGGGCACGCGGCAGATCAAGTCGGTCCTCGAAAAGCTCGAACTCAAAGCCAAGACGGCGGGGTTCGATCCGCGCACGTTGTCGGCGTGGGGCACCATGCCCGGCGTATCGACCAACTTCAAATTGATGGCCTCGTTCATCGTGCCGGGCGAAGCCGAAATCCCGCAGAAGGTGCTCGTCACCGGCGCACTGACCGAAGTGAAGCGCGACGCCTACAAGGCGGGCGGCAAGGTCACGTCGGAACTGATCGTCAACGACATCACCTACTACGAGGAATGGTTCGACGGGAAGCTGAAGCTCCAGATCGACCTGCTCAACCAGGTGCTGATCGTCGACGGCGTCGACATCATGGCAACGCGCCGCCGCAACACCGGGCGCGGCTAAGCCCGCCCATTTACCTTCGTTGTGTGCGTTCTAAAAACCCCCTTCAAAGGACGTTTACGACATGGCTACCGACGCCTCCGAAATCGCCGTTGCCGCCGCGACCGGCACGCCCGCTACCAAAGGCGGCAAGATCGTGTTCCTGCTCTCCGAGCCCGTCCAGCTCAACGGCGAGGTCCACGTCGACATCACCTACCGCCGCCCCAACGGCGCGGACTGCCGCAAGTGGTTGAACGCGACCAAGGGCACCGGCGACGACATCCAGGCGCTGATGATCAACCTGACGGAACTGCCCTCCAAGTTTTTCGACATGATGGACGGCGCGGACTTCATGGCGTTCTCCAACGAGTTGCAGCCTTTTTTGCGCGGTGTCCGAAAAACCTCGACGACGTAATCGCCGACATCTTGTGGGTGTTCCCCAACAAGAGCGAGGACCGCGTTGAGGCCTACGAGATCGGCGAGCTGATGGGCTGGCACCAGCGAGCCATCGCCCGCAAGCAAGCCGACTGGACCGCGACGCAGACGGCCATGATGGGCGCACTGGCTATGCTGGTCAGACGATAGAAGGAGGCCCGCATGTCCGCTGAAATGAAGGCCTCTGTGCTGCTCACCCTTGGCGTCAAGGGCGAGAAGGATGTCAAGGCGGCGTCCAACGCACTCAAAGACCTCGCGACATCGGCCAAGGGCGTTCACGGTGCGGGCGGGCTGGGCACTGCGGCCAAGGACGCCGACCTGTTGTCGAAGTCGGCGTCAAAGGCTGCCATCGCGACGGCAGAAGCCGCGGGTGCGGCCAAGGGCATCGGCACGGGCTTTGCTGCGGCCGCCAAGGATGCGGACGCGCTGGCCTCTGCCGCCAACCGCGCAGCGAGCGCGTCGGCCAAGGCAGCATCTGCTGCCAAATCTGCCGGGGCGTCCGGTGGCGGGCTGGGCAAAGACACGATCCTCTACGGCAGCGGCGCGGCTCACGAGAAAGCCGCCAAGTCCAGCACGCCGATGATGGTTGTGAAGGGTGCCGACCATCAAAAGGCGGCAGCGATCGCGGGCAACCTCGACCGCGCCAACCCGACGATGTATGCGGGCCGCAAAGGCTCGGAGCTGTTGGAGCAGCACACCAAGGACGAGATGGACCGCCGCAAGCAGGCCGGCGAGGGGCGCACCCTCGGCGGCAAGGCGATGGACGCGTATTTCGCCGCAGCCGTTGGTAGCGCCGTTGTCGGTGGCGTCGACCACATCATCGGCAAGTCCGCCGACGTGTCGGCGATGCGCGAGAAGATCAAGTGGGCGCTTGGCGGCGACAAGGCGGGCTCGGATGCGGCCTACGCCAAGGCCGTCGAAATGTCGGGCAAGTACAAGAACACGTCGGTCGTTGAAAACCTGCACATCATCGACGATCTGCGCGCGAACCTCCCCGAAAGCATGGACCAAATCCTGGCCCACAGCGCCGAACCGTTCGTCAAGATGCACGGCTTCTTCAAGGCATGGGCTGGCGGCAAACACGCGGGAACAGCCGAAAAATCGTTGCAGGCCATCGGTGCCGCAATCCGGTCGGGCGAGCTGACCGGCGCGATGTCGGGCGAAGCGCTGGCCAAGCACGCCGAAGCGCTGTCGGATGCGCAGGTCGTGTTCGGCGAGAAGTTTTCCGCGCAGAAGTATCTCCAGGGCACGCAGAAGGCGGCGACTGCGCTGGCGTCCAGCGATGACAACTTCAAGTACACCGACTTTCCCGTGCTGCTCCAGCGGCTGAACGATGGCGGCGCGGTCGCGCTGCGCGGACTGTTCGACAAGGCGGGCGCTGGCAACAAGGTCGCGGCGCAGTCAGCAGAAGCATGGCGTGCGCTCGACCTCGTTGACATGAGCCAAGTCGAGACGACGAAGGCAGGAACGATCAAGGGCTCGTCGCTGCTCGGCAAGGATTGGCTGAAGGGTGCGGGCGACTATCGCCTGAACATGACCGACGCCATCATGACGAAGGTGGTGCCAGCGCTCGCCAAACACGGCGGTCTGAAAGACCTCGCAGGTCTCGACGAGGCGTGGAAGGCAGGCGACGTGAAAAAGCTCGCCTCGATCATGGAGCACTTCCGTCACGACAAGGCCAACATGGGCAATCTCGCGAAGTGGGCAGCAGCCCTCGCCAAAGACCCCAAGGCCGGGCAAGCGGTCGAAGAACTCATTCTCGGCGCGGCGTCGATCCAGCAGGACCGGCAGCGCATGCACAATGTCCAGAAGGACAAGGAAAACTTCACCACCTACGACAAGTCGAAACAAGAGGTCGGCGCACAGGCCGACCGGCTGCTGCAAGCCATCAGCGGCGAGGATTTGTCGGGCAACATCGGCGCGGCGCTGAGCGGTCTGGCTGGCTGGCTCGGCACGGCGGCTGACGACATCACCAAGTTCAAGGCGCAGCTCCAAAAGCTGGACATCTTGGGCGCTGGCAAAACCCTCGTCCAAGGCGTCGCTCATACCATCGCGCCACCCGTCAAGCCGGGCGAAAAGCAGGACTGGGGTCTGGTCGGTGCGGCCTACGATTGGATGACGGGCAAGTCCACCGGCAAGCCTGCGACGGACAAGACGGGCGCTGCCGCTGGCCCGTCCGCCGACGACGGCCCGATGGGTCCAGCGGTTCCCAATCACATCAAGTACGGTGGGCGCTACCAGCCCGACGACGGCCCGGCCAAGACCCTGGCGGCTGGCCCCGAGGTGCCCACGCTGGTCGGCGGCAGCATGGCAGAGGGTGCGGCGGGTGCGGCCCCGGCTGGCATCACCATTCAGGCCAACGGCCCTCAGGTGTCTTTCAACCAGGCCCCGCCCAACGTCGTCACCAACGTGACGGTCAACGTCACGACCAACGCCTCGCCCGGCGAGATCGGCGCGGCTGTCGGCTCTGCCGTCAGCGGTGCCGCCAGCCGCAGCGGTGCCCTTCATGATGGAGCCCATTGATGCTTTACACGCTATTGCTGATCGCCGGGTTCATCGGCACCGTTCTCTACATCCTGTTCACCGCCCTATTGATCGTGATCGTGTTCGCGATCCTGAAGAACATCTTGACCGACGCGTTCGACGGCAATCTTGACAAAACGGCCAAGCCCACGAAGCCCGACGTTGCGAAGTGGCCGCGCCGCATCCCGACCATGGAAGGCGATGTGCTCGTCTACCGCTCCGGTAAGGTCCGCCTGATCGACGAACGCGGCAACGTCTGGAAAGCCAAGCTCCACGACGATCTGCTCGGGCCGGGGGAAGTTTGACATGCCCATGCTGCAAATCGGCTCCGTGGCGTTCAAGACCACCGGGCCGCACTACGACAAAATGAAAAGCTCCTTCACCGCGCAATGGGCGCGTCAGAAGCGGTTCGGGCGCTCCGACGCCATGCAGTGGACCGGCGAAGGCGAGGACGACGTGTCGATCTCGGGCACCATCTACACCGACTATTACGGCGGCTTCGGTGCGCTTTCGAGCCTGCGTTCCATGAGCCGCAGCCCGCAGATGGTGGTGTCGGGCGCGGGCGATGTGTTTGGCCGTTGGTGCATCCTCAACGTCAGCAACGAGCAGACCCTGCAAGACGCCTCCGGGAAGCCCCGCAAGGTCACGTTCGACATCAAGCTGACGCGCTATGGCGAGGACGGGTTCGACGGTCTGGGCAGCCTCGGCGGCATCGGCAGCGCGCTCGGTGGGTTGGGCGGCATTGGCGGTGCGCTCGGCGGTCTCGGCGGTGCACTGGGTGGCCTCGGCGGGCTCGGTGGTCTGGGCGATCTGGCAGGCCTCGGCGGTCTCGCCGGGTTCTCAGGTCTTGGCGACATCGCAGGCATCGCCGAAAGCCTCACCGGAGGCCTTGGAAGCCTCGGCAACATCGTCGGCTTGGTTGACCAGTTTGCGGGCGATCTGAGTGCCGGCGTCAGCATCGGCGTCGACATTGGCGGGGTGTCGCTCAGCGCGGGCGTCAGCGCTGGCATCGGCGGCGTCCAAGCCGGTGCCGGTGTGCGGCTGATTTGAGGGGGACGACATGGCCAGAACCTACACCACCAAAGAGGGCGACATGGTCGACCTGATCGCCTACCGCGCCTACCGCTATCGTCCCGGCTCTGTGGAGGCCGTTTTCGAAGCCAATCCGGGGCTGTGCGAACACCCGCCGATCCTGCCTGCTGGCATCGTGATCACGCTGCCCGATCTGCCCGCGCGCGCGGCAGCCTATTCGCCGATCCGGCTGTGGGATTGAGCCATGGCGCAGCTCTACAAGATCATGGCGGACGGCGTCGATGTGACGGCTGGTTTTTCCGACCGCATGACCGACATGACGATCACCGATCACGACGGCATGCAGGCCGACGAATTGAAGGTCAAATTCGACGACAGGGATTTCCGGTTAACACCGCCGCGCAAGGGCGCAATTCTGAAGGTCTGGATGGACGACCAGCGCGGGGGTGGACTGGCGTTCATGGGAGCGTTCGAGGTCAAGGGCCGGTCGCGCGAATTCGACAAGCAGACGGGCCGCGTGATGGAGGTTCAGGCCAAGTCGGCCGACCTGCGCAAAAGCATTAAAAAACCGCGAACGGGCAGCTTCAAAAAGACGACCTACGAAGGCCTCGCCCAGCAGCTGGCGTCGCGCAACGGATTGACAGCCAAAGTCTCGGCGTCGATCGCCAGTCTCAAGATCGAGTTCGAGGGCCAAAGTGAGGAAAGCGATCTGCACATGGCCTCGCGCCTGGCGCGCGATGTCGATGCCATCTGCAAGGTCGCGAACGGCCAACTGATCATCCAGTCGCGCGATGATCTGGACATGCCGCCGATCGTGCTGCGCCAGAGCGATTTCATTAAGCTCAAGGTGAGCGACGATGACCGCGCGCAGCACTCGAAGGCGACGGCCCATTATCACAACCAGGGCGAGGCCAATCGCAAGCCTGAAACATTCGAAAGCGACAACGACAGCGACAGCGACGCACCCGACGCCCCCGAGTTCATGCTGCGCCACACGTTCGAAACCAAGGAGCGCGCGCAGGCAGCCGCCAAGGGCAAAATGAACGCTTTGCAGCGTCAGGAAAAGAGCCTCAACGGCACCATGAGCGGCAACACCGCGATCATGGCCGGACTGCCCGCGATCATCGCGTGGGGCATCGAACTCTACGACGGCGAGTACGTGTTCAAGACCGTCACCCACCACATGACCAAGGCGGGCGGGATGACGACGATGGTGAGCAGCGACAAGGGGAAGA